AGAAGCCCCGCCGCTGACAATTAGGAAAGAAAAACCAACTTTGGGCAAGCCTTTACCGAAACCAAGACCTCTCGCAGACCCAGCTCCGAATGTTGAAAGTAAAGGCATTAGTCTATCCCCTTATGCTAACTGAGTTTGGCTTGCCAGAACTGTGAACGTGGCATCCGCAGTCTTAATAATAGTGAAGCTGTAGCTGTCGATGCTACTAGCATTACCTGCGGAGGGGGCAGTGCCGCCCTGCCATTTTGGAGTAACCGAAGATCCATCTACTTGGTAGGCGTTGAGATAGTATGGCGTTGCACCATTAGTTAGCAAAATGGCCGAAGTAACAGACTGACCAATATCCAAGTTAGCATTGACATTACTAAAGTTAATCGTGCGGTTAGCCGTTTGATCCGCCGTGTATAGCTCAACAGCCTGAGCGGTTGTGTCAAAAGTTATTGTGCCTGTTGTAGATGTTTGCACAGTTACCTTTTCATACACCTGTTCGATGTCGAGAGTGCCGTTTACATCAGAAGCGAGCAAAGTTCCATCGCTGTCTGGCAAAGTTATTGTGCGGTTTGTGTTAGAGTTAGGCGCAGCAAGGGTAAACGTACCAGTCCCACTAGCGTTGGGTGTTAATGCTATTTTACTCATTCTACTGTCCTTTACTCAGGCTTAGGGTGAGCTTGCTTCACCGCCAATATGTTAGCTTTCCAAGCATCAATGCCGTTGTGATAGATGTCATCAAGCTGATCTTCTATGCTTGGATAAGCTGCGGCACGAGTTTCTTTATAAGCGTGTGCGGCAACCTCTGCATCAACCGCCGCTTCATCATAATCAACGACATTACCATCTGCATCATAGGCAACAAAATCCACAGTTGTAGCAACATTTGGATATAGCTTGTGTATTGCTTCCAGTTTATGCATAGTTTGCCTCCATTAAGATCATTGTACTGCTGCCGCCGCTGTTGTTATTCACATAAACAGTACCACCAGCACTTATTCTAAATTTGTAACTAACACTTGACGTAGTATTTGGGGTGTCAACAAAATGAACAGTTTCCATTTGCCAATTATTCCGGCTCAAACTCTGGTATTCTTCAAGTAACGTGCCATCACGATACAGCCACAGTTCGAACCCGCTGTTGTAATAGAAATTGCCGTTAGTGCTAATAACAATTCTAGAAGATGCAGATGTCGGAGTAATATTTGCCTCTACAGCGCTCAAAAGTTGCCCCGCAGATGCAGATGCATATGTGTCGTTAAAGGCGTGAGTTACTTGCAAAATTTTGCCGCCGCCAGCTTCTGCCCAAGTCATGCCACCTGTGTTGCCACTCTGTGCAGACAAGAAATAGCCATTGGTTGGAGCATTACTGACTTGCAGCTTGCTCTCGTTTACTGCCTCACCAGACAATTGAGATTGTGAGATTGTACCCGTAATATCAGCAGCATCAAATCCAGCCGTGCTATCAATATCAGGAGTTGTGATACCCGTTGTGCCGTTTAGTGTAATAGCCATTTATAAAACCACCCATCTTGCGCCTGTTTCTACTGTAACCGTTACCCCACTATTAATGGTGATTGGCCCTGCTGTCATTGCGTTCTTTGTTGATACGATAGTGTAACTAGAAGACACCGCTTGATCATTTTCGTAGAAGATACCATCTTCTGCACCGCCGCCAATACTACCCCAAGCAGTGCCGTTATATCCTTCAAAAGATGTATCAGTAGAGTTAAATCTAAGCTGACCTGTAGCAGGACTTCCATCACGTTGGGCTGTAGTACCTACAGGAATGTTAGCTGATCCTGTGGCAGATGTTTGATCTACAACTTTAGAAAGACCAGATCCATCACCCGTGATAGCTCCAACACTTAGATTTGCGAAGGCGTCAAAGAAAGCAGCGCCAGCCCCAGCACCATCACTATATACAGCCTTAGTTTCACCCGCCGCAATCGTGACATTGGCCCCAGAACCTTGAGATATGATGATGTTCTGAGATCCACTAGTGGCATTTTCAATGAACCACATTTTGCTGACAGTATTTGGCCCGATTGTGATCGTACATGCACTATCTAGAGCGCCTGTGTACTTCAAATACATTGCCCTGCCGGGATCTGAAGCCCCGTCAGCAATCGTTGTTGTGTGAGTGTCAGCGTTGGTTGTTATGGCTTCTGTGCCATAGCTAAACGCTTCACCGATCAATTCAAGGTTAGTATTCGTGACTGTTCCCCATGAGCCTGACTGATCGCCAGTTGCCATCTCATTGAGGCGAAGGTCATTTACATAGGTAGAAGCCATCTTAATCGATCCTTATGATTGCTGTGTTAGCTGTTTGAGCGGGGAAAACAACGCGGAATGTACCGCCAGCAACAGAGAAGTCACCACCAAAATCCAATACTGCAATTGCTAAGTTGCTTTCAGTAGAATTATATATCAATGCCCCGCGAGCTGTAAATGTTGCGTTAGTCCATTCTGGATTATCAGAATCGAAACAACCGCTTGTGCTGTTTACTACAACAGATGCGTTGGTTAATGTTTCTCCACCCGCAGAATAACCAGTTCCAGAAACTTCACCTGTCGCGGTATATGCGGTTGTAGTCGAATCTAGATTTGCTGAACTGCTGTAAAGGGCGATTTTTATTGCGTCACTATCAAGATCATGCAGCCCAAGCATTACATCTCGTTTGAATTGTGTACACATTGCTTGTGTAATAGCCATTATAGACCTCCGTTATATTCTGCTGCGTAATCACGTTGCATCTCTTGTACTGTAAGTTGCACCGCTTCGTCAAATTGTGTCTTATAAAGCGCCAATGTTTCTCCAGCTTTAAGAAAAGCTGACGCTTCATACAAACACGCGGCAAGCAGCACATTTTCGACATTATCACCGATCCAGTTGTTTGTGTTGCCTGAACTTAGTCCCGTTTCAGGGGCAATAAAATCTACTTGATAAGTATCAGTGGAATTTGGTGTAGGTGCAAGAGTTATCACGGTTCCAGCCGTACCAGCACTTTTTGTGCTATACATGACTGGTATGCCTTGCGTAGTCGCGTTTGGAGAATAATCTCGTATATAAGAATCAACTCTATGGTTCAGATAAGAAGCCACGTTGGAAGATATAATAGATACTTGACGGATCATTCTTGCAGACGGAATTGTGTAATCAGCAGTTCCAGCCACCATACTTGCTGTAGTGGTTTTTCTAAAACAAGGAAGATTAGGCAACCTCTGAAAAATCATTGTCTCAGCTTGCTCTATGATCTGATCAATAGAGGCTTGCAACTCTGCGCTGTCATCTTCCAAGAAGTTCTGAATATTTGCAACTAAAGTTGTATAATTCATTTATCTATCCTCATTGCCAAGTATTTTCGCCATAGCCACCTTGGCCCCAAGATGTTTCGATTGCTATTGTCACTGAAGATACTCCACCAGCACCTGCCTGTCCAATGGGATGTGGCCTCCCTTCGGTATCACCCCAAGGACCAAGACCCCAAGGCCCAATACCCCATCCAAATGGATCTTCTACTGTTGCTACTCCAACAGCGCCATTACCACCAGATCCTGTAACAAACGCTTGGTTTATTAGATCTATAGTTCCGACATCGCCAATACCATCGACACCAATTGGATTGACTTGCAAGAAGTGGAATACATCGCCAACATCCCCAGAACCCCCGACACCAGTCTCATCGATTGAAATGTCTAGAGCTTCTACCCCAACTTCAGAAGATCCGCCTAATCCTTGAACGCCAGTAACTTCTATTTCTCTTACTAAAGAACCAACTTCTCCATCACCCGCTTGACCGCTGGGTGAAACTTCTGTCTGGATTGTGGCCTGCGGCACACCAATGTTGCCGTCTCCATTAACGCCTGTGATGCTAGTGACATTAACTTCAAACTGACATCTTCCAAGAAAACCGGGGGCGCTAACCCCTACACCGGGGCGTTGTCTGGGATCTATAAACGGATCAAAATTGTACCCTATAAATACTTCTGCATTTTCAGGGTCTGTATCTGGACGCGGATTAAAGAGTGCTGTCGCATCGACAACATTCTTTGCAGGCGTGAGCTGCGGTTGTTTTGGCTCCCAGTCTTCTGGTGAAACACGCAAGCCATCCCAAGTGGTCTTCAGGTCAGTGTATGGAACCTTTAGACCACTTCTGTCGCTTATCGCTTGGGATTTTTTTCCGCTTGCGTATTTAGCCATTAAGATAAGTTCAGCGCAGTTGGCTGAATCCTCAAACTTACACCATCATTGTCAGATGCCGCCGCAAACGCGAAGGCACGTTCATACATTTCGTTTAAGATCTGAAACTTTTCGTTTGCATATTTCAAAGATATTTTACTTGCCAAGCCAGCACATATGCATTCATTCCAACGATATGGAATATCTGCGTCTTGATTTGATGCTGTCACATCCTCAAGCTGTCTAATTGCCCAGTAAACCATGCTGTATGTATCCCGATCAGGAACCTGCCAAAAGTATGCGACAGGCGTATATTGCTTGTCGAGCATATATTGGCTTGGCTTGCCGGGGGAACTTTTGTTTGGTAGCTGATTGTAATCAGCAATTGATACACGGTTAATGATCTGATCAGACGTATCTGTTCCAGCACTATCACGCACAACTGCGT